GATCCGCGACGAAGAAACATTTTTTGCAGAGTACCAAAACGAGCCGTTGGGCGAAGCGATCGAAACGCCGTTCGAAGTCGATCCGGTGGAAATGATGAAACGAACCAACGGGTTCGAACGAAACGCAATTCCGCCCGATTGTTCGAAGTTGGTCGCGTTCGTCGACGTGCAATTGGACGTTTTGTTTTATTGCGTCACCGCATGGGAAATAGGCGGTCGTTGCCATGTGATTGATTACGGAACGTTTCCCGATCAGCGGCGGTTGTATTTCAACAAACGGCAATTGGCGACGACGTTGAGGAAAGCGACAAAACAAAAAGATTCGTTGTCGGCAATATACGCGGGGTTGGCTCAGTTGATCGGCAAATTGTCGGCAACCGAATACGTCAAAACGTTGGCGGGGAACCGTCAGCAAATTCACCGAATCGACCGGTTCGGCGTCGACGCCGGTTGGGGTCAGGCAACGGAAACGATTCGGCGGTTTTGTTTGCAATCAAACGTGATGGGAAAAATTCATCCGACGCATGGTCATTTTATCGGTGCGGATTCTCGACCGTGGCATTTGTGGAAACATTCGAAGTCGGATTTGTTGGGTCGTCGTTGCAAAATGTCGCCGCCGCCCGCCGGTCAACGTGGCGTTGGTTCATTGATCGTCGACACGAATTTTTGGAAGTCATTTGCGGCGGAACGGTTGGTTTGTCAACCGTCGTCGCCAAAATCAATTTTGTTGTTTGAAGGGACAAAGGGAACGCATCGAATGTTTGCCGATCATTGTTCGTCGGAGGAACCCGAAGTTGTGACGGGCAAAATTGGAAACAAGGTCGTCGAATGGAAGCAACGCAAATCGAACATCGACAACGATTTTTTCGATTGTTTGGTCGGTTGTTGTGTCATTGGTTCAATCGAAGGGGTCGCGGATGAATTCCAGCAACAAACAAAAACGAAATCCGAAACGAGGGTTCAACGAAAGCAGCGGCGAAAATATGGCGTCAGAAAAATCGAAAAATGATTCGCGAGTGAAACGGAAGTCAAAACCAAAAGTCGACAAATCATCGCCGGTGGTTGTCGCACACAATCCGGTTCGTTGTCCGAATTGCGGATCGACCGAACGTTCGGCATTTCAAAACGTCGTGACGCGTCGAATCGACGGAGTCGCCGACGGAATGGTTTTCGATCATGTTGTTTGGAAACGGTGCGGTTGTAAAACGTGCGGTCAAAAATTGGTTGTCAAATATTACGAAAACCGCGTGTCACGGTGAAACAGTCGCCGCGTTTGTTGAATCCAGCGTTTCCGCCGATACGTTGGTGGAATGGCAACAAACGAACAAATCAAACAGCGAATCGACGACATTGACGAATTGTTAGCGTCGGGCGTAACAAGCGTTTCGACCGATGGAACGTCAACGTCGATCGACGTTAATTCATTGCGAAAGGAACGCGCCGATTTGAACCGGCGTTTGATTTCGTCATCCCGTCCGTTGAACATGAATTGGAATCTCGGCGGGGTTCGCAAATGATCCGCAATTTTGCAAAAAGGGCGGTTTCGGCGTTCGGTTACGACATTGTTGAACCGAATCGTCAACGCAAACAAATTGTCAATCGGATCGGTCGCGAGGACTATCAATTAAGGGGTTCGAAACATCGTCAGGCGCAAGCGTCCGCGGCGGAGTTGCAGCGGAACCTATCGTTAGTCGGTTGGATGATTCGTCGGCATTTGGACTATGTTTCGACGTTCAAATTCCGTTCGCGAACCGGTGACAAATCGCTCGACAAATATATCGAAGCATTGATGGTCGAGGACAACCGACCGAACAATTGCGACGCGTCGGGGAAATTCACACGCGAAAAAATGTTTCGTTTGGCGGAAATGCGTCGAGTTTTGGACGGCGATGTTTTTCTAGTCAAATTGCAGAACGGAACGATTCAAGGGATTCAAGCGGATTTGGTCAGGGATCCGCCGAACATGGAACCCGACGGAAATGAAACGTGGATCAATGGAATCAGCGTCAACAATGTTGGACGACCGAAGCGTTTCGGAATGTGGAAGCGTATCGGGTATTCGGACGTTGAATTTTTGCGTTCCGTTCGTGCGTCGAACGTCATTCAATATGGGTTTTATGATCGTTTCGGAACGGATCAGGTGCGGGGCGTGTCGCCGTTGATTTCCGCGCTTGCGCCGATGCAGGACGTATATGAAAATTTTTCTTACGCGTTAGCAAAGGCGAAGGTTTCGCAATTGTTTGCGGTTTCGTTTTATCGTGAAGCGTCGGGGCAATTAGGCGAATTGACCGCATCGTACGGAACCCAAGTCGATCAGGACGGCGACGAATTAGCACAACCGACACAATACGACGTGAATTTCGGTGACAACCCACAAGTGTTCGATTTGGACGCGGGCGATCGTGCGGAATTTTTGGAATCGAAAACGCCGTCGGGCGAGTTTCAAAATTTTACACAATTGGTCATTCAGGTTGCGTTGAAAGCGTTGGACATTCCGTTTTCGTTTTACGACGAATCGTTCACGAATTTTCACGGAAGCCGTCAAGCGGGTTTGAACTACAACAAATCAGCGCAAGACAAACGCGACGATCAAATCGAAATGAGGCGGCAATATACGGTTTGGAAATATTCGCAATGGATTGCGGCGGGATTTCTGCCGCCAATTTCAATAAACGAATTGCCGTTCGAATGGGTTCCGACCGGTTTCCCGTGGTGGGATCCAGCAAAGGAAATCAAAGGAAACGTCGACGCAATCGCGGCGGGAATCGACACGCCGCAACGAATTTGTCGAATGACGGGAACGGACTATTACGAAAATATCGACGACATTTCGGAGGCGATCAGGTACGCGAAGGAACGCGGCGTCGACGTTAGTTTCACGGTCGCCGATGAATCGGGTTCCAGCGTCGAGGAAACATCGGGCGACGATCAGGTTGAACCCGTCGGGAACGGAACGCGACAACAAACAGGTGATGAAAATGAGTGAATACAAAACGGAAGTCGCGCCCGCGTTCACGCGTTTTGACCGGTCAAGTTCGGTTGAGGCGTTCCAGTATCAAGAGGGCGGGAAGTATGACGCCGGAATGATCGAAAACGTTTCGGTCATCACACGGGGCGAGGCGTTGGGTCACGATTCATGGATTGATGCACCGTTTTTGGATCAGGTCGCGGAAGCAATCAACGAATCGGAAAACGGGATCAAAGCAAGGTTCACACATCCGTCAATGAGTTCGGACGGATTGGGAAAATTGTTGGGTCGCGTGATGAACGCACGAGTTGAAGGTGACAAGGTGTTAGCGGATTTGCATTTCGCAACGTCAGCAACCAAAACGCCCGACGGAAATTTGGTCGAGTACGTTCGGCTACTAATTGACGAAGATTCCGACGCCGCCGGTTTGTCGATCGTGTTTGAACACGACGAAAAAGCGGAACGCGATTTCCATTTGCAGAACGGCGCGGAACCGAACGATTCAATTTTCGAACCCGACGATTTGGATTTGTCCGGTTTCAAATCGCCCGACGAAATGAACGTCGAAAACATTCCGCATGTTCGATTATCAAAATTGAGGGCGGCGGATTTGGTCGACGAACCCGCAGCAAATCCCGACGGAATCTATTCGGCGTCGTCGTTGCCGGTCGACGCGGACAAATTCTTACGATTCATGGTCGGAGAACAAATCAAAAAGCCGGACGCGTTGTTTGGCGTCGACGCGGAAAGAGCGTCGGAGTTTTTCCAGCGTTGGTTGCGTTCCAACGGTTATTCACTAGCGAAAGGTTCAGCAATGGAACCCGAAGAAAAAGCAACCGAAAACGTTGACGACGATTCGGTTGAATATTGCGAAACGTGCGGTTCGGCGTTGGCGGAGGAATCCGACGACGAACAACCGAACGACGTTTCCGAAAATCAACCCGAAGGTGATTCGGATGAACAACCCGAAGGTGATTCGGAACAGCAACCCGAAAGCGAAAGCGAATCGGAAAGCGACGACGAGCAATCAAAGGTTTCGTCGGAATCACGTTCGTTTTCGAAATCCGATTTCGTCGCGGAATTGAAGAAATACACGGACGCGTTCGGAATAGAACAGGGGCAAAAATGGTTTGAATCAGGCGTTTCGTTTTCCGAAGGATTCGAACGTTTGTCGAAAAGTTTAGGCGAAGAAAAAGAGGAATTGCAAAAACGCGTTTCCGAATTGGAAGCGACGTTGTCCGCAATTGAGTTTGGCGAACGCGACGGTTTGGGAATCGGTGTCAGTGATGATTCGATCAAAAAACCAATGACGTTCGCACAATTCACACGTTCGCAAAAAAACTAATTTCAACGCGTCAACAAACATCACAAATTTTGAGGGATTGAGAAAATGGCTAATTCATTCGTTACCGCCGCCGACCTACTACAACTAGCAGACGGCAATATTTCCGACATTCAGGTTTCCGATTTGCTTGAGGAAACCCCATTGCTCAAAGCAATGTCGTCGATCGTCGCGTCGAATTCAACGTCGCACGAATGGTTGAAGAAAACCGCCGCACCCGCCGCCGGTTTCCGCGCGATCAATGACGGTGTTGAGAATACCAAAGCGACCTACACCAAAGTGACGCAAGCGTTGAAATTGTTTGACGCCGGTTTCGATATTGATATGGGTTTACTGAAAGCCGAAGGCGGCGAAGCGTTGAAGCGTCGCGAAGCAATTGACCATTTAATTGCGGCGTTTGTCGGGATGGAATCGCAAATCATTTACGGAACGGATTCCGACGCCGTCGGATTCAACGGTTTCGCCGATTTGTCGTCCGTTGACGCCGTCGCCGACGAAATGGTTGTCAACGCCGGTGGAACGACCGCGTCAACCGCGTCGAGCGTTTGGGCAATCCGTTTAGGTGAATCCGCCGTTTCCGCCGTGTACGGTTTGGGCGGTCAAATTGAAATCGGGCAGGAATACAGCGTTCTACGATCGGGAAGCGTTACCGGAAGTTACGACGCAATGAGAACGCCGATTTTGTTCTACGGCGGATTGCAAGTTGCAACCAACTACGATTTGGGACGAATCGCAAACGTGACGGAGGACGCCGGAAAAGGTTTGACCGACGATTTGCTATCCGAATTGATCGGCAAGTTTCCCGCCGGACGTGCGCCGAGTGTCATTGCAATGTCACGGCGTTCACTACGTCAATTGCAGCAATCGCGAACCGCAACAAATCCGACCGGTGCGCCCGCACCGTTTCCGAGTGATGCGTTCGGGATCCAATTGATTGCAACGGATCAAATCAGCGATACCGAAGCAATTTTGACCTAGTCAAAGGTTGACCGATGAACGGATTGTTCAAAACGAATTTGCAATTGCACGCCAGAACGTTAATGCGAGCAAACGGCGAATCGGTTTCGTATTTTTCGGGATCGAACGTCGTTCGTGTTCAATCCGTTCGCGGTCAGTCGACGTGGGAAGAAATGACGGCAACCGAAACCGTCGTCACTATGAAAACAGTCGATTTTTTGTTTGACGTGTCGACGTTCCGTTGGTCGGACGGCGAACCCGTTAAACCGATGAAAGGCGATTTCATTGTTGATGATTCCGGTTCCCGTTTTGAAGTTTTAAAGGGATCCGACGCGACCGTTGCAAATTGGTCGGATCCCTACAAAAAAATGATTCGGGTTCACACAACGCAAAGGTTCGAAAATTGAGTCGGGCAAGCGATTTGCGGGACGCCGTCAAAAACGAATTGTCGTCGACGTTTTCAAATGTCGTCGTTGAATCGGCGGTTGATCCGACGTTTGATTTCGAGTCGACGACGAATCGAATTTGCGTTTGGTTGGTTTCCCGACAAATCGAAGCGTTGCAAGGCGCATCACGTCGACGCGTCAGCGTGAATATCACGTTTGTCGGTCACGGGTCGTTGTCGCAAGCAATAACGGAGTCATCACGTCGGGTTGAATCGTTAGCGGTCGCCGATGCGTTTGATGGAATTATCGAAACAGCGATCGGATTGTTTTCACCGAACGGAACATTTTTTCGCGGTGTGCATTGCGGTCATCGTTTCGAATCAATTGAACAACCGGAATTTTTCGACGTCGAATTGTGGCGTTCGTCGCAAATTTGGCAAAGTCAATTGATCGTAAATTTTTTAGACATTCTCGACGAATAAGGGTTTGGAAAAATGGCATTGACCGATTTGGTGCAGGGTGCGTTAAGCGGCAAGGATTGTTACCTATACTATAATTCGGGAACGTACGCGTCACCGACGTGGGTTGAAATCAAGCGTGCGCGAAATATCACGTTCAATCTAGGTTCGGATTTGAACGACGTTGAATTTCATGGTTCGAACAATGGTTCGCAAATTGTCGGATATTCGCGTTGCAACGGGTCGTTTGAATACGTTCGAAAGGCGGGCGGTCAGGCGGGCGATTCCGTTTATGCGTTTCTTTACAACGCAATGATGGATGCGGAGTTCGTCGACATTTGTTGTTTGGACGGTGAAGTGACGTCGGGCAGTCACAAAGGTTGGCGCGTTTGCGTTTATCTTGGTCAATTCGCACAAACGGCGAACGGTGGCGACGCGGTCGTTGAATCAATTCCGTTCGGTCGTGCGGACGCGTACGACGACGCGACCGGTGCGGAAATCGAGGTCACGGAATACACGGGCGCAGCATAGAAAAATGAAAGGGCGAGCGATGCCGACAAAGTTTGTAGACAACGCGGGGAATGAATTTGTTTTGACGTTCAGTTACGGATTGTTTCGCGCAATCCGTAACGAAATCGGAATCGACGCGGCGAACCCGAACGACATTCCGAAGTTGTTGAATTCGCCGGTCGATTTAATTCAATTCGCGTTTTGTGTTTGTCGTAACAAATGCAAACAACTAGGGATTTCCGAATCGGAATTTGAATCAAATTTGGAAGGTGAAAACACGTTGAACGATTTATCGGAGGCGGTTTTCACTGAATTGGCAAATTTTACGGAACGTTTCGGTCAAAAACTTCTAGCGACGAATTTGAGAACAGCGGCGGAAGCGATTCGCGAATTGAACACGACCGAAACGGAATAGAGGATCCGAACGAACATTGGGTCAGCGTTTTCACGTTGGCGTCAATTGCGAACGTTGATTGGCGTGAATTGACGCATCATGAATTGATGCAAATTTCGAAAAATGTTCGTCAGGAACAGTGGGATCATACCGCGTGGATTTGTTATCAAATCGCGAACCGATTGGACGCAAAAGGGTTGCCGTTTCACGCTTACCACCCGCATCGCGAATCGCCGAAGGTCGAACACAACCCGACGTTTGTTTTCGAAGCGTTGAAACGCAAACGCGAAAAACGAAAGGGAATCAATGCGAGTCGTGATTGATTTGGTCGTGAATCCGCCGAAGTTGTCCGAATTGCGGCGGCAAGCATTGAAGGCGAAGCGGCGTGCGATGTTCGGTCAATGCGCATACGTTCGAAAAGCAGCGGTCAATTCATTCGGCGGCAAAACGAAAAAAACAATTTCGAAACCGGACGAAGTGCCAAAAATCCATTCGTCGCAAAAATTCAGCGTCAAAAACATTCGGTTTTGGGTTTCTTCCGATGCGTCGTACGGTTTGATTGGTGCGGTCAAACTCGACAAATCAAGAAAAGACGCAATCACGTCACGACCGGCGGCGTCAGTTTTGGAAAAAGGCGGAAAGGTCAAATATGTTGACGGTCAATATCGGTTGCCGTCTGGAAAAAAGACGTGGCGACGGTTGAGCAAAAAGCAGGAAGGAAAGTTGTTGCGTCAGCGTTCCCGCGTCAAAACAATTCAAAAACGACCGTTCATGATGCCAGCGTTGATGAATTCAATTCGCACCGGTGCAGTCATGTTGCCGTGGAAAGGTTCTTTCGGGGATTAGGAAAATGGGTTCAGTCGAAGCGGGTCAGGCGTTTGTTTTACTAGGGATCCGCGACAAACTTGACGAAGGATTGAAAGCGGCGTCGACAAAATTGAAAGACGCCGCCAAAAAATTCGCAGCAATCGGCGCGTCGGTTTCGGCGGTCGGTGCGGCGACGTTGACGCCGTTAGTCGCAATGGCAAATTCGTTTGCGAATGGCGCGGCGGAGATGAAAAAACTTTCGACACAAACGCGAATCAGTGTTGAGGAATTATCAAAACTCAAATACGCGTCAGGTCAGGTCGGCGTTGATTTTGAGGATGCAGCGGGGGCGTTGGAGGAATTCAATATCCGCATGGGTGAAACCCTCCAAGATAGCATGGGAGCCGCACACGACGCGTTCAAGCAATTAGGCATTGACGCAAAATCTCTTTCAATGTTGCCGATCAGCGAACAAATTGGTTTGATCGGTGAAGCGTTGAACAAATTGCCGCGTTCGCAACGTCAATTTTTGGCGGACGAAATTTTCGGCGGCGATGCGTTCAAAATTTTGCCGTTGCTGGAACGTGGCGCGGACGGAATTAGAGATTTGGGTAAGGAAGCGGAAACGTTTGGGGCGGTTATGTCGTCCGAAGGCGCGGAGGCGGCGGCGGAATATGTCGCAGCGTTGGCGAAGGTTGAAACGGTCATTAAGTCGATGAAAAACGCGATCGGATCCGCGTTGATCCCTTACATGACACAATTAGCTGATTTAATGACAACGACGTTGAATCCGATTCGTTCAATGGTAGCGGAAAACAAAAAATTGTTTGTGATGATTGCCGCCGGATCCGCCGCGTTGATTGCAGCGGGAACCGCCGTCACGGGTTTCGGTTTGGCGTTATACATTGCGGGCGTCGCCGTCGGTGCGATAGGCGCAGCAATCGCGGCGATTCTTTCGCCGATCGGTTTGGCGATTGGTGGCGTTGCCGCGTTGGGTGTCGCAATTTTCAAATACACGGACTATGGCGCAAAGGGTTTGGAATGGTTGGGAACGCGTATCGCCGACATTGGAGAATTGTTCGGTCATACGTTCGCAAGGATAGAAAACGCAATTGCAACCGGTGATTTGAATGGTGCGTTTGATGCCGTCGTTGAAGGTTTGGAATTGAGTTGGTTAGGCGTGGTCGATCAAATGTCGAGCGTTTGGGGTTCGTTCATGAACTATTTCTACGACATTTCAAAAGCGGTGACGAAAGCGGTTGCCGGTTTGTTTCAATCATTGGGTTCGATGATTCAGACGTTGTCCGACGCATACGGCAAATATTATGACACGGTCTACAATTCGCTCGTTGAGTTTTTCGGCGAAATGAACGGCGTGAAAACAATTGGGGGAAGCGGGAAAGTTTGGGACGACGGAAAACAAATCATGGGCGATTTGGGATTCGATACAGATTTTCAGCAAATCGGCGGATCGTTGATTGATTTTGGAAAAGCGTTGGACGATTCCGCCGACGGGATCGGAAAAGATGCGAAAGCGGATCGGGCGGCAAGGGCAGCGGAACGCGAAAAACGAATGGCAGAGTTGCGGGGAAACATAACACGCGAAGGAATTTTAGCGGGATTCAAAAACGCGGATCGAAAACGATACAAAGTCGATCAACCCGAATTGCCAAGCATCGAGCCACAAATGGCAATGAAAGAAGAAATGACGCACGCGGCACGCGGGACGTTTAGCGGATTCGGTGCAATGTTTTTAGGCGGTCAACAGTCAATCCAAAAAGATCAATTGGACGTTCAAAAACAAATTGCAGAAAACACGGAACAAATGGTCGAAAAAGGTAGCGGGGCTTCGTTCGCATGAGCAAAACGTATGATTTCGGCGGCGGCGTCACGGTTCGCGAAATGGCGGGTCGAATGGGTGTCACAAATAAAGACGGCGACACGTTGACGCGAAATTTTTTGGTGAAGGGAACATCCGATCCAAAATTTGCTTATACAGTTCTTCAAGCGTTCGCAATTCCGTTGTCGTTAAATTTCGCGTACGGAATGACGCTGAATCAGGTTTCGTGGAAATTGATTTCGGGATCCGAAGCGTGGCAATTCACTTGTGAATATGACTACACGCCGGACGTCGGGGAATTCACGATTTCGATGGACACGACCGGCGGAACAATCAAGCAAACCGAGTCGTTTCGTCAGGTGACATTTCCAGCACCGTCCGAAACGCCACGAAAATTTGATTACACGGTGAACGTTCAGGACAACAAACCCGAAGGCGTTGACCGAATCATTCCGGCGTTGAAATTGAACATTCGGGCGCGTTTGCCGTCGTCGGCAATTGGAACGCCGATCAGCTACGCAAAAAAGGTTGCGTCGGTGACGGGAACAGTGAATCAAAACGCGTTTTTGACGTTTGCGGCGGGCGAATTGTTGTTTCTAGGTGCGTCGGGTCAAATCGTCGGAGAAAATCCGGTTTTGGATTACGGGTTCGCGGCGTCGCCGAATATTTCCGGCGTCACAATTGGCGGAATTCAGGGCATTTCAAAACGCGGTCATGATTTTTTGTGGTTCGACTATAAGGTTTTGAAAGACGAATCATCGGGTTTGCAAATCAGCAAAGCGCGGGCGGCGTACGTTGCGGAAGTTTACACAATGTCCGATTTTTCAATTCTTCAAATCGGGTCGTAAATTATGACGCAAAACAACCCCGCGAATTTGAAGGTCAAATCCGGCGATCCGGTGACCGCGAAGTTGTGGAACCGGACAATTGACCGCATCGCCGCCGGAAAAAACGGGTACGGCGGCGCAATTGATTTATACGGGCAAACCCTAATTCCGTATTTGGTCAAACCCGAAACCGTCGAAATGGGCGATTTGGTTTTGATAGACGGGTTTGATGGTAAGCAGGACAACGACAACCCGCACGATTTAGCGGCACAATTGCGATTCACCGGCGATTCGCCGCAATGGTATTCGGCAATCACACGCGTTGCGGTCGCGGCGGAACCGGCAAAAAAAGATGAACAGGTATTCGCGGCGATCAGCGGTTTAGCATTGGTTCGCGTTTCGTCGCAATCGTCGGACAAACGTTTCGTTCAAGTTGATCCAGAGGATCCAAAAAAAGCAAAGCAGGCGACCGGCGGATTTGCAAAGGTCATTTTTGAGTACGCGGAGGATTTTTGCTTAGTCGATCTAGGCGAACGTCAAAACGTTTGGAAATACGAATTGAAAGCGGAAGTCAGCGAAGGCGCGACGTCAACGCAAATTAAGTTGCTGGAATTGGACGACACGGAATTTGCCGACAATGTGACGATGAAATTCAATCCGGCGGTTGCTTGCAAGTTGGAAGCGGGCGACAGGGGTTTGGTTGTTCAATGCGGAAACGAATGGCACGCGTTGACGTCATGTTCGTCGTTTTTGGGTTGTCCTACGACGAAAGATTTGTTGTTGTACGAAGCGGGCGCGTCGCCGACGTGGGTTGGTTGTGATTTGGGCGGATACCACCAACAATTGAAGGTTTTCGAGTGCGATACAAATCAAGCACCGTGGACGATCAATTCACCGACAACCGACAAAGCGGTAGCAACGTCGTTGTCGTGTCAAATCAAAGAGTGTGGGACGTGTTCGTGGCAATATTTCGACACGCCGCAACCCAATTGGGTGAAAACGTCGTCGTGTTCGTTCGGTTGCAATTGCGAGGAACCTATCGTGGCAAATCCGCAACCGTTAGAGGTTCGGGAAACAAATTGTTTCGGTGCGTCAGGTGAAACAGGATATTTGTGTTTTGAATTGATATTGGAAACCGTCACGGTTTGGGATTGCGGCGCGGGCGGCATTTCAACCGACGAGTGTTGTGTTCCGATATTCCCGCCGACGGATTGTGACGATCC